TTGTTAATTCGTTGTTGTAAGTGCCAATTGCGCCTGTGCCAGCTATACCTGTGACAGTTAAGGTCAATATAAAGTTATTTAGACCCAGAGGTTCTACAGCACCTCGACCATTCATTCCAATGCGAGGCAGTAACCTTGGGTCAATTGTCCAGTCTTGCGTAAAGCCAACAAAAAACTTAACATTGTCAGGGTCATTATCTGCCCTGGGATTAAATAATGCCGTGGCATCTATGACATTTTTAGCTGGCGTAAGTTGTGGTTGCTTTGGTTCCCAGTCTTCTGGCTCAACACGCAAGCCATCCCAAGTGGTTTTTAAGTCAGTGTACTTGACTTTAAAGCCACTCCTGTCGCCTATCGCATTGGATTTTTTTCCTCTTGCGTACCTTGCCATTATCCTAAGTTCATTCCAGTGGGATGAATCCTTAAACTTACTCCGTCATTATCTGATGACGCTGCTAAATTAAATGAACGCTCGTAGACACTATCCAGTATTTGATATTTATCTGCTGCGTATTTTAAAGCTAACTTACTTGCCAACCCTGCACATATGCAGTCGCTCCAGCGATATGGGACATCTGCATCTTGATTTGATAGCGTCACGTCTTCCAATTGATTAATTGCCCAATAAACTATGCTGTAAGTAGACACGTCAGGTATTTGCCATAAATAAATTTGTGGTGTGTACTGCTTGTCAAGCATATACTGACTTGGCTTACCGCTACTGGTTTTGTTTGGTATCTGATTATAATCGGCAATTGATATGCGATTGATTATCTGGTCTGACGTGTCAGTGCCAGAACTGTCAGACACAACCGCATCCATTATATCTATTGTTCCCACTGGAAGTGTGTATGGGGTTGCCTGGTCTTTTACCAAAGTCAATGTGTTTTTTGATACTGTCCAGTAATTTATACCTCGATTAGCCCACTCGGAAAACAATAAATTCAAGCTGCGTCTTGCCGATACAGCTTGATCGCCTGTCCTTGTCTGTGGATCTATTCCGCACCGCTCGTAGGCTTCGGAAATAATCTCTTCAACGTCTGGTCTAAATGCTACCGTTTCTGAAGTTGCCATATTTAATACTCTTTAATTGCTCTTATCACAATCTGATAAGCATCACCTGCCGCACCAGCTCCTGTTGTCGTGAATTTAATGTCACCAGTTCCACTTGATCCGTATGAGCTACTTGTCGGTAGACCACCAAATCTTGAAAAGTCTTGATATCCTGACTGGCCTTCATCTAAATGCAAAACAATAATATCCGTACCTGCATCCGCAAGAACCTCAACAGTCATTGCATTTATTACCCACCAAACTTCAACAATTCTAATACCAGCACATGTGTCGCCATTTGCACTTTTACCAAGACCTGAAACATCTATTTTAGAAACAGCACTTTCATTACCACCGTCAACATATTGGTACTGGAAAGCGTAAACAACTTCACGAGTGCTTTCGCTTATTTTTGTACTCGTCGTAATATCAGCCATTATTTACTCCTTTATAAAATTGGTAGGGGTTTCCCCCTACCTAATTAAGAATTATTCAAAAGGTGTGGCTAATGTAGCGTCACCAAGTAAGTAAGCTGCACAGTGCCAGCGTGTAGCTGACTGGGCGGTTAGCGTAATCATGCCACCACTTAGCCAACCCTGCTCTATTGCTCCCAGATCAATAGTATCATCATTACTTTGGTCTGGTATGAAAGTGTTGGTGTCTCCAGCAGTTGCTGGATCAGATAATATAGCAAAGCCAGAGTACAAGTCAGCAGTTGCGCCTGTATTAATTTGTCCTGCGCCTGTGAATGTTGTGCCAACAATGAATGTATATTGCTCGCCACTCGCTGCCGCAGTTAACTCAGGTAGCGTAACCACAATTCCTGCCGCTCTTGAGAAGATAAATGTAGTGCCTGACTGAGCCGCTGTCACAGCGTATGTAGCAGTTGTGATAGTAACCACACTTTTAATACCTGTCGTAGCACCAGTAACCGCAAGTGTTCCTGCGATTGTGACATTACCACCGATAGTTGCGTCATTGTTGTATGTGGAATTAGTTGTGTATGCACCCGTTGTTGCATTTTTTGTAACGTCTTTAAATCCGTTTTCAGAGCGGACTGCTCCTGTAAATGTGGTCGTACCCATTTTTATCTCCTTGTCGTGGGTTAAGTCAGACGCAGAATGCGGCTGTCAAGGGGAAGAAGGAGGGGATAGTCCCCTCCCTCAAGTTTTTATTATGCGCCTTCAGAGCCAAATACGCCCCTCCAATCGGTCCAGCCGAAGCTATACCTTTCGCGAACTTTGTAACGCACGTTTCCAGTTTCGAAGTCACCTTCCATGCCTTTTTTCATAGGCGATCTTTGGAACATTTTCAGACCATCAGGCACGTCAGTTTTTACAAACCACGCATCTGAATCTGACAACCGACGCATGACATGTGAGCCATTAGGTAGGTATCCACCTGCCTTAATAGCGTTAATGTCATTATCGGCTGTGCCTGTCCTCAATTGAGATTCCAACAGACGATCCGCAACAAAAGTGTAGGCTGTCGGTATTACCAAAGTAGTACCTACTGCCGCAATTCGAAGACCTTTATCATCCTTCATATCAGCAATGTTGATAAGAACGGATTCTAGTGAAGTCTCTGAAAGGTCAGACGCTGTGCTTAACACATTTGACTGGATACCATTTTGGGTTGGGTGAGATGCACTTAATAGTACAACACCGTCACCGCCTGTGTAACCAGCAGTTTGCGAGAAGTTTAAGACGTTCGCAGCTTTGATTTCCTTAGTGGAAGACATTGAGCGTGCTAGTGCCTTAGTGTAACGTGAAGCAATTGAGCCATACTGACCATCTTCTTCGGCTTCCTCAGTAACTGCGAAAGCTAAAGCAATTGTCTCATGTTGGTATCGCGCTGTCCATTGTTGCCCAGCATCATCATAAGAAATAGCCGCACCCTCTGTCTTAGTTGGTGCTGACGCAAAACCTGATAGCAAAACGTCTTCCTCAAACGCTTTACTTGAGGTGTTGCTCTCAAATACTGCTAGGTATTCCTCTGGATACTTGTCGTACTCAAGACCGAAAAGAGTGTTCAGTCCTGGTTCAAGCATTTTAGCGAAACTTGATCTATTCATAGCCATTTTTTAACTCCTTCCTATATACCTGCGCCATCTTTTAGGAGATGCTCATTAATGATGACCTCCATGATAGCATTCGCACCAAACGAATTATCTGGTGCATCGTAAAGACCTATGATCTTACAGGAAGCTGTACCTGCTGCCATAGTTCCACTAATTTCAAATCCAGATTGACCTGTAATGGTCGAACCTGCTCCAGCCACGACATCGGCACAATTACCGACATTAGTCTGAGCAGTAGTACCTGCACTTTGAACTTTGTAAACAGTGTACGGGTCGTCGTAGACAAACAACTTGATATCTGTTGCTGTTGTTCCACTAGGCCAGTATTCACTGTAAACGTATGAGCCATCACTCGCAGTATAGGCACACCCATCAAACACACCGATGTTATTAACTTCGGTCGCTGTATGTGGAGTAACGAGACCTGAAGCAATAATTATACAGAGATCACCTTTGAAGATGTTTTCTGCTAATTCACTTGCACAAGTGTACACGTTAGTCCGTGGTGCATTACCGCTCATGTGGCGAGTCGGTACAAAACCGAAGGCTGCATCAACATTAGCCATTTTTTCGCTCCTTTAGCGTTAAAGTTTTAGTCTTCCATAGCAGAGTAATCCCTGCCACGGCTCGAAGAGGACTTTCGATTTTGATAAATCGATTGCCCAGTTTTTCGTCCTAACGCATCAAGATCACCTGAAACTGACTCATTTTGCTCAGAATTTCTATTACTATAATAGGCTTTCATTTGCTTGTGAGTTTCTAAAGGCATTTCACAAAGTAACATGCCTTCAATCCCAATTGATCCTGCCCACTGGCCGTGGTTGATAGTCGGAAACAACTTATCTTTAACGGTTTCAGCAGGGCGTGGGTTCCATCCTTCGCGCATTCTTTTATACACGTTATCAGGAGTATCCTTACCCTGAATCGAGGTAGCTATCCATCGTTGGGTCATACCTGGACGAGGTTCTGGTGAGTCCAACAATGATGGTGGTTTCCATGTTGCTTCGGGGCGTACTTGCTCCTCGCGTATGGAGTTTCGGGTTTCACTTGCGCGCACATTTCTATTCTCAGACATAATTAGCTCCTTTGCTGACGTTTGATTTCGGCCTCATATTTTTTAAGACTTTTTTCATCTGTTATACCAAGTTCTCTAGCCATTCTAAGTTGATCCTGCGTCATGCGAACCCTGTTGCCTTTGTAAGATGAAGAACCGCCTGTAGTTGGGGCGACTGGTGGTCTACTTTTTGTTCTTGGTTTACTAGTAGGACTTGATGGTGAAACTAACTCAGGAAATACATTATGTAAACGATTATTTAA